TTTTGTTATTTCATTATCAATGAAACTTGTATAGTATGGTTCAAAACCATCTACTAGTGATTTAACACTACCCATACCTTGTGTACCTCTAACGATACTATTGAAATATGTTTTAATTTTCATACCTACGCCTAAATCGTCTGTACTATTAAACTCATTTAACATAGGTCCTGCTTTTTGTAAACTACCTTGTGCCATTCTTAACTGAGCGTTAAACGCTGAAACTTCTGCACGATTGAAACTTGCACTACCACTAGTGTCTTTGTATTCTGCACTTGGTACCCACACACTACTACTTCTGATTCCTTTAACATAACCAAAGTTAGCATTTAAGCTATCCATTCTGTCACCAACATATTGTGTATGGAACACTATGCCCATTCTAGCACGAGCAATCTTTTTACCGACCGCACTCGAAACAGGCATAGCATATGTTATAGTATTAGGAGTAAAGGTAATCATTGATTGCCCGTCAATGTTATTCACTTTCTTATCTTCATTAGTAAAGAGACAATCACCTTGGACAATGCCTCTTATACCTAATTTTTTTAGTTCTCTTAATGCAACTTCTAATTTTGGACCAACACCACCTGGGTGATTCTTTCTTATGTCTGCTGAAGTGTAATTGATTTTAGGAGTTTTATTGAATACAGATTTTGTACCGACAAAGAATTTGCCGTTTTCAGGATTAGTTCCACATACTATCGCAGGAGCGCCATCCCACTTAACGGTTACATTTACTTTATTGCTAACATTACCTGTTAACATTTTCTGTAAAGATTGTAGAAACGCTATAGCGTTCTTACCGCCTGCCAGGCCGTTATTAATTATTTCGTCTTCTAAATGCTCAAGGTGTGTGTTCGTACCTGAGCTAGAATATCCTTTAAAACTAAACATTTTTGTCCTTCATTTTTTCCATATACAAATAAACTATCCATTAATATAAATTTTCACTTCGTTGTGCTACTATTTATAAGTCTTATGACACCTTAACAAAGAAAGAAGATAAATCAGTACTAGAAGCTGCATATTTTATAATATCTGTACTTACTTTATTTCTTTGTGTTGTTGTAGCTGTCATCATAGTGTCTAAAAACAATAGACACATATTCTTTGAGAATATAAAACTACCACCTTTGTCAATACATTGTTTGCTAAAAGTACTACTACTATCTAATGGATTATTAACATACTTCTTATATAGTTGGTACATATCATTCAACTTAACTTGATTACCTGGTGTTTCTTTCCAACCAGACCTTATACCTTGTGAACCTATAGATTTTCGTATGTGTTTCTCACAATAGAAATTTACATTACCTGCACCGATTTTACCACCGGCAGCACTCAATCCTTTTATTTCTCCTTGCCAACTTGAAGTAGAATTAAATGCTCTAAACTGAACATTCGCACCACCCATACCCATATACATATCAATTGACGAAAAGAAATCGTTGTTGCTTCCAAATTTATGACTTTTGTAATCGTGTGATATTAACTTCACTCTTTCAGGAGCATTATACTCTTCTAACTTAACGGTACTACCTAGTTTCTTTAGAGAGATACCTAGTAAGAAAGTTCTAGGAGAATTTAATCTACCTGCTTTATCTAATACTGCTTGATTTAATATTCCCCAATCTTGCTTAAACAATGCAAGAGGATCCGAACCTGGTGTCATTGTAGTCATCCATATATCACCTGGATTCCATTTGTCATCTGAAAAACTACCTGGCGCTAATGGTGCTCTACCATCTTTCTGTGCCATTTGTTTATCTATTCTAATTACTTCTTTTTTAGCTGCATATACTTTACCCATAAAAGTACTGCCTCTATGAAAGTAAACACCACCAGTAACCCTTGATGAATACTTTTTATAAATTTCGTTTGCTGTTTTTAGAAATGTACCACTATCAATCCAATCTTCTGGTACTCTATCTTTAAATGCTTTGTAAGCAACGGTCGCCTGTACATAACGAGCAGCCTTTTCCATATTGGCGTCTGTAATGTCTGCTAACTTTATTGGACCTTTCTTAACATTAAATGCTAATGAACAATAATAACATTGTCCACTTTCAGTAATTGCTGTCACGGCTGCACCACCACCTGAACCACCTCCACCACCAAATAGTGTTGACTTATGGATTGTTGTAAGTGATACTTCTTCTATCTTACTTCCTGTAGAAGATTTGACTTGAATAATACAAGGCCAAGTATTAGGTTTTGATACAATTGCGATACCTTCTAGTTTACGACCACTACCTGAAGAACCTTCAGCAAATCGTTCTTTAGCGTTTATCATTAATTGTACAATTTCAAAACGAGACTTACCAGCATACTTACCATTCTTGGCTGCATATGGTCTGTTGTCTCTTATAAAATCTGTCTTTTTAAAAACTGCCATTGTTATTTATCCATTAATTTTTTATTACTCTCTTATACTACAACATATTTATTCATTTGTCAAGCTGGCGACCTCGGCAGGACTTGAACCTGCAACATCCAGTTTAGAAGACTGGTGCTCTATCCAGTTGAGCTACGAGGCCATACTCCAGATTGGTGCCACCGACCGGACTTGAACCGGTAAGGATTACTCCGACGGATTTTAAGTCCGTTGTGTTTACCAATTTCACCACGGTGGCGACCTTAGATATTAAGCGTAAACGGTAGTTGTTTGTTGTGCGATAACTAAGTCAACTGCCTTTTCCCATAGTTTAGAAGCGGCGTCATTAGTCTTAAATCCATATTCTTTTGCAAAGTCCATAGATGAAGAAGACAAAACACCATCAATAGGCATTGTGTGATTAGTAATTATTTTAGCGATAGTCTCTAACTTCGCTGTGCTGTAGATAAGACCTTCTTCGGTAGTTATTTCAAGTTCGCCATTGTTAGCAGATAAGAAATTGATTAGGTCTTTTGAGTTAGTGTTTGGAAAGTTCATAGTAAATCCTTTAGTTGTTGTTTCATCATTGATTATGTGTATATAATAACACACTCATAGCATAGTGTCAAGCGAAAAACGAGCAAAAAGTAAAAAAAAGTGAATTAATTTGGTTCTAATTCACAAAGAAAGTGAGGTATCCCACCGTTTACTTCCCATACTCTTTCTTTATTCTGAAATCTAACTAGTGACCTAGCATCCTTTTCAAAAAAGAAATCTTTGACAATAACATTAGTAGGTTTTTCTATTACTCTCCAGTACATCCTACCTCTCTTCTTAATCATTGTCTTAGTATAGTGTAGTTTTTCTCCACGCTCTAAGCTTCTACTTTGTGTTTGTTTTGTTGGTGATGTGTTTTTTCTAGGCATAAGTTTATATTTTAAAATCTGAAAATTTGTCGTAAGGGTCTTCAGCAAATTCTTTCTCCTGGTTAGCGTCTACAATGTTTTGTGCTTTTTGCTCTACATCATACAATCTCATCTTACTTCTATCAACGCCAATAATAAAACTACGATTGATTGATGGGTCGCTATACCGGTTCTTCAATTGTTTTACTTTCATTTGATTAAGATTATCTAACTCTTCGTTAGTCATCAAAGCAAACATAAAGTCGGCAGTAGCAGGTAGACCAAAACTTTCGGAAGTATCTTCAAGTCCAATATCAGTAGAAGTGAAACCACTTCTTGTTGTTTGTGTAGCAGTAAATATAGGTAATTTAAATTCTACTGCAAGACCTCTTAACTCTTCTGCAATCGCTTTGATATAGAAGTAAGATGATATGTTACCACCTTTAAATCTACTTGAAGCACATATGTTAAGATAATCTATGAAGACTACATCTGGTTTAAAACTTTTCTTTAATGCAAGTTCATTTAATAATGACTTGAAGTGACCACTATGAGCAGACGCTGTTGGATATTCTTTGACGATTAATGTACCAGGACTTTTTGATTTTAACTTTTTAATCCTGTCATCAAACATATCTTTAGGTAAAGCGTGTAAGTCATCTGTGGTTACATCTAATAAATTACTATCAATTCTTTCTGCGATTCTTTCTTCTGCCATCTCCATTGTAATGTATAAAACATTTCTACCTTCAAGTATTGAAGTAGCAGCGAGGTGACACATAAACAAAGATTTACCTACACCGGTACCGGCAAGACATACATTCAATGTCTTCTGTGGCACACCGCCTTTAGTTATTCTATTGAAATATTGTAGGTCAAATGGAAGTCTTAATTCTTTTTTATGATAATATTCATATCTATCATCTGCGTCCCCAATGTAATCATGCCCAATATGATTATCAAAAGACACAGCAAGAGCTTCAGATAAAATTGAAGGAATGGCCTCTGCATTTCTTTCCTTGTCTTTTCCATCCAAGATTTTAATGCCGTTAAGTACTGCATTGTTTACCGCCTTGTCTTTACAGAATTTCTCCGTAGTGTCAAACAACCATTGTATATCACTCTCTTGTGGAGTTAATCCGTTTATTGTTGTTTTAATAGCCTTAAACTCTTCCTCGTTAATATCTTTACGATTGTTTAATTCTATAATCAAGGTCTCTTTTGTAGGAAGATTATTATATTTAGTTATGAAATCATAGACGGACTCAAATAAAAGTTTATCACTTCTTGTACCAAAGTATTCATCTTTTAAAAACGGCAATACCTTTCTAGCGTATTCTTCATTGAATACTAAGTTTGTCAATATTGTGTCTTCAAGTCTATTTGTCATCAAGGATTGTTCCATCATTTATTCTCTCATCTAAAAGTTCGATTAATATATCACCAATATACACTAAAAATGCTTCTTTGTCAAGGTCCAAGTCCAGTTCTTCTGGTTTCTTTAATAGAGTCCATTCAAACTGCAAAGGCAAATTACCATCTGCGTTTTCTTCTTGTGCAAATTGTACCTTGCCGTACTTGTATATAACATCTTTGTACTGACCTTCAACGATTTTTATACAACTAAAATCGTCTCCTGGTCTTTGTGCAAAAGTGTATCTTTTATCCGTAGAGGAATTTTCTTTTGGCTGCTTCATCTATCTTCTCTAATATTTCAGTTGTAAAATACTCTTCTGGATTATCAATGATTGTTTTACCAAACACTTTCTTTCCATCAGGTAACTCAATTCTAGTAGATACTTTTTTGAAAATTTCTGCTTCAACAGCAATATCTAATAGTCCGTAATACTTGTCTAAACCTTTTGAATAAGTTAACAATACATCAACTATAGAATTTTCTTTTGTTAACCTTGACTTGTAGTTTTTACAATGAATAATATTACCGACAACTTCTGTGCCGTCTTTTACTTTTCTCTTTGATAGATAAACAATATTACTAGCGGCGTATTTCAATCCTGAACCACCACCCATTTCTTTTTGAGGAAACATAGAACCAATAACATCATATGTGTGATTAGTCATAATCATAGGAACATTTGCTTTACCAAGTTTTAAAGTTAATACTCTAAATGTAGATTTGACAATTTGTGACCTTGTCATATCTCTTGTTTCTTTACCGTCAGCAGTATCTTCCATTTCTTTAGTTGTAGATAACATACCTAAACTATCTAATACAAACATAATAGGTTTTCTAGCACTCTCTGGTTGTTCTAGGTACTTGTCTACTACTTTGATTGCTTGTGCTCTAAACTCTTGTACGGTTGCAACTGGTACAACGACAAATCTTGTACTATCAATACCTCTATCTTCAATCATATTTTTAGATACGGCACTTTCACTTTCAAAGTAAATAACACCTGCGTCTTTGTCTGTCTCTAAAAAATGTTTACAGATACCTAATGCAAAGAAAGTCTTTCCTGTTGCAGCTTCGCCAGCGATTGCTGTAATCTTATTACCTGGCATACCACCATATATACTGCCTGATAGTAAGGCATTTAATGAATAACAACCTGTATCAACAAAATTTGATACATCACCAGCATCCACACCTTCACTTGCAAGGGTGGCGTATTCATTGCCAGTTTCTTTTATTATATCTTTTAAAAAATCACTCATAGATTACTCCATTCAATTGTCTACATTGTATACTAATATAGCTTGTTTGTCAACAGCCTGTTTTGTTTTTTTATGATTAGGCTTGTATACTTCGTTCTTATCATAAAAAGTTCTCTAATGTACCTTTTCTACTACTAGAGAAGAAATCATAGTCTTTAGGACCAAAGCACCAAATATTCTCAATGTACTTCATTGCCATAAATTCGTTTAGTTCTTCTTTTGTTTTAAACTTTGCATTTCCTTGAGGTCGTTGCATGATAACCATACCGATTTGGCCTAAAAACTTTTCTCTGTGTTTATTTATTAACTCGTCACTAGACCTATATCTTACATTCTTAATCTTTGGATCCATAATGTTAACTAACATAAACTTTGATTTGTTCATAGTCTTTTCTGCAACAGGTAAATAAAATTCATCACGCCACTTCTCATATTCATTAAATTTAAACCACGATTGATTCTCTTCTTTGTCACCACCTTTATTATATTGTTCAGTACTAAAGTATGGTGGACTTGTAAAGGCACAATCTATATCTGGTAATTCATCATAAGGTAAATCTTCTGCACCACAATTATATATTTTAACTTTTTTATTAGGAAAGAATTTACTATACTCTTCAATCTGTTTCATGTATTGTTTATATGTGTTAGGGTTTGGGTCACAGCCATAAAACTCTTCTGCATTACTACTAAAGAAACCTGCAAGTCTATCGCCCCAACCACAAGAAGTATCTAGTACCGTTCTTGCCTTTGTCATATCATATAAAGTTTTTGCAACAACAGGTTTAAATTGTGTTGCAATATAGGTACCTAATCTAAAGGCACTCATATATGTACCTTCTTTTAAATGTCGTTCACTATTAATACCACGCCAGATAGGACCTAAACAACGCCATATATCTTTTGCATTACCATTTTCCCATACATCAATAGGTGCTCTGAAACCATAACTACTACAATTCAATCTCAAATGTTGATGAAAGTAATTAGATGATATATTGTAAGTTGATGGTGCGTCAATCAAACCTAAACCATATCTCTTAAAATCATATTCATAATCATCATATTTCTCAAATACTTTTTTCTCAACTTGTTCTACTGGTTTACATATCTTTGTTGTGTCAAACTTTGATAGACCAATAATACTATGTCTCATCGCTTCATGTGATATTTGTTTCAAAGGAAACTTTGGTCTTTCTTCAGCAATGTATTCTGAAAGTAATTCTCTAAATTTTTCTTTGCCTAGTTCTTCGGTCCATCTATCAAACTGGATTGTATCCATGATAGGCAGTCCGTCACTATTGGCATATGCTTTAAGGTCTAGTATCTTCATTGTTCCACATTATTAAAATAAAAATTATTGGTAAATAAACGATTAATACATATAGTATACTATAAAAAAACTGCATTGTCAAGCACCCATACCTGGCCAACCTTCACTTAATCCAAGGTCTTCCCATTTAGTATTACTCTCTTGTACATTTAGGTAAGGATAGTTACCATTGAGTAATTTATATTCATCTACATAACTCTTTTCTATCGTATGATAATCTACACTAATGTAATGCTGTTGATAGTCGCCATTCATCTTCTGAATTTCAACTCTCACTTGTGGTAGATTATAGTAATAAACTTCTATTGTTTTACCTGCTTTGACTTGTTGATTGATATAGTTCCATACTGCATAAGTTCTTTTAGAATTACCTTCTCTAAAACCACCTAGATAAGCATTGATTGTACCTTCAATACCACCTTTAGTTTGACTACCACCAATCTTAACTATCTTATCATCACAAGTAATAATGTATATTTTACCACAAGCATTTTGTCGTTCTTGTTTTGATACTGCAAATTTAACTTTCATTGCGACTTCTGGTAGATGTACATAACCTGGGTCTTTATATATCTGTCCTAAACATAACCAGTTGTCTAGTTTCAATTGTTGAATTTTGTTTTTCTTTTTATATCCTAATTGTTCAGCTAAAGCATTCATACTTCGTTCCCCCAACTATCCCAACCTTCTCTCTTCTGTCTTGCAAAGAGTTCAATGTACGGACCGTTTAATAAGTTTTCAATATGTGTATACATTATATCTGGTTTCTTACTATGTCGTTCTCTTTGTGATACGACTAATTGTGGTACTGCTTTAGATTGTCTTTTAGGTTTACCTTTAGTTGCAAGTAAACACATTTCAGGATTACCTCTAGTCCAATATCCTAAACCTGTAAAGAAACCTAGTTTATTCTTATTTGTTTTTGCCCAAGTAAATCCTACCGTCTTATATTTGAAACCCCAGGCTTCAATTACATCAAATGCTAAATCTAAACTATGGTCAACAACCCACATCAATAAAGTACAATTGTCATCTGCAATATCTTTTACTGGTAAGTCTGTTATATCTTTAAGTTCTAAAGTCTGATAGTGTTGACTAGGACTTCTATCAGCACCTTTCGGACTAAACGATTTAAAAGACCACGGTGGGTCTGCATAGATTACACTATACTTTTTTTTCGGTAAGTTTATACTCAAAATTTTGCGTCTCTTTGTTAATTAATATTTGTTTCGCACCATTACGAATATGAAAGTGTGTTGCCATAGGTGTAAGAGGTGAAAATGTTATCACTCTTTCAATATGATTTGCTTTTGCATATTCTAATACCTTATTAATAATCTCTTTACCTGCACCTCGTTTACGAGACCATACCGTATATGCGATTGCATTTCGTTTCTCGTTTTTTAAGTCTGCAAGTTCAGACATCATATCTAACTCTTTTATAGTTGTAGGAATATCATTTGTAAACGCAATACAAATAATACCTTCAATCTCTTCTTTATATTTTAAACCAAATATCTTTCTGCCTTTACTGATACGCCAACCTAATGTTAATTCAGGTCTTACTGGATCCTCTGATACATCAATGTCATCTAACTCGACTAACTCCGTACCTTTAACCCATCTAAAAAAATCGTCTGTCTTATCTTTAAAAAATTTCATCTTTAATAACTCATAGTTTCTGTTTAAATATTCTAGCATTATCCGAAAAATTGTTCCAGACTTGCTTGAGGTTCAGCGTGCCAACCTATTGCACCAAGAATAAATCTCATTGGGTCTAGGAATGTTTTTTCAAACTGAAGCTCATAATCTATATAGTCTTGCAACTTAAACTCTCTAGGTAATGTGGATAAGTAAGCACACACATTAAACTTGAAAGGATTAGGTTCTTTCAACAATATAAATTTTATCTTATCACCTTCTTGTATCAATGGATACCTTTGGTCTAAATTCTGATTCTTCAAGTGCCAATTATAAATCAAACTGCCTTTGATATGAATAGGTGAACCTTTGATGAATATACTACTTGATGATGAGTACTTTCTCAAATTATTACAACTTCTAGGAAACGCAATCTGTTCAGGTTGATAAGCATTGTAAGTCTTTTTGAAATCATTAATATAAGTATGTAATGCTTCTTCATCTTTATTCATAATCAATCTGATTGCTTCTTTAATTGCAACACGACAAACTTCTGGTGTTGAAGATTTTACTGCTTCAATACCCATAATCTTTAGTTTAGGTTCTTCAAAACGGAAACCTTCTTCGTCTAACACATTCAACATATATCTTTTCTTAGCAGTCCAGATACCTTTGTCTGCGATAACTTCTCGTTTCATAACCATCTTCTGTTGAAAGGCATTTGTGTAATCAGCAATCTCTTCAAAACACTTTTCAATAAACGGTTCTATCTTACCTTTTGCAACCTTATCAACAAAGTTTAATTTCTGTTCTTTAGTTTTATCTTTACAAAACTTCTCTACTAATTTATCTAGGCACAAGTAGATACTATCAGTATCAGAGGCAACGATATAATCAATCTTATCTTTTGTTTGTAATATATCATTTACATATTTGTTTACCTTCTCTTCAATATACTGAATAACAAACTGACCAGCACTTGTAATCGCTGACGCTTGATTGACATTGTAAAATCTGAAATACTGATTACCGATTGCACCATAAGCACTATTCAATGAAATCTTTTTTGCCCATTGAATATTATGACAACGAGATACTTCGTTTGAATAGATTGGGTCTTTTGTTTTTTGAAAATCTTTCTTTGCTTGAAACTCTAAAGCCTTGTAATGTACTCTATCATTATACATACCTTCCATAATCTTTGGTAAGAAACCTTGACTATCTGTTTTAAACATTGCACCGTTAGGTGTAATAGTTGCACCTTCTGTTTTTAAATGTGTAAGAGGTGTAGCGTGTTTCAACATTCTATCTACAGATATACCATTAGGTTTAACACCAATCATCTTTTCAGGACTAATGTTATACTGCATAATCAAATGAGGGTATAGTGAGTTAATGTCAAACGAACAAATCCATTTGTGTTGACCAACTTGTGGTGACTTAACATATGCACCAGCATATTTCTCGTTTTTGATGTTATCAGTACGAGGTGGTATATGTATATTCTCTTTTAATAGATGATTGTAAATCAATGTATCCCAAAGTCTAACTTCTGAAAACACATCTGTATAATTAACTTTTGCCTCATAGGCCATAGTCATAATCAATTCAATCAACTTTAACTTATCTTCTAGTCTATCAACTAGTTCAACATCTTTGATATTGTATTCGACAAAGGATTGAAAATCATTCTTATACCATTCTCTAAAAGTTTCATATGGATTATTATCTTTACCATCACCACCTAATTCTACCTTTGCGATATAATCAAGTTTATAACTTTCTTGTCTTTGTGGAATAAATTTTATGTACAAGTCTAGGTAATCTAAATTAGATATACCTGTAATCTTAAATATTGTTTGTTGTCTACCTCTAACGGTTAGTTGTTCTTCTTCAACCAAACCCCAAGGCGATAGTTTATTAATAACTTTATCACCTACAAGTCTTTTAGTTCTATTGCATAGGTAAGGTATATCAAAGAATTTAGTATTCCAACCTGTAATAACATCAGGATAATTCTTAGTCCAGAATTTGAAAAACTCCATTAGTAATTGTTTTTCATTACTACATTCTATATAGGTAACATTATCTTGTTTAACAAAGAATGGTTTAGTACCCCAAGTAATAATTTGTTTATTAGATTGATTTTTAATTGTAAGACAAATGATTTCTTCTTCTGGATTGTTTACATCAGGAAAACCACCTTCAGCAGTTGTCTCAATATCAATTGTAAAGATTTTAATTAATGTTTTATCAAACTCAATCTGTTGTGGATATTCTTTACTGATATATTGAAAGTGCCATCTATCATTACCATATAGTGGACTATTAGAAGTTGCATAACTTCTTTTGAATTCTCTTGCTTTTGAAATACTTTCAAAGGTAATAGGTTTTAGATAGTTGCCTTGTAAAGTTTTATGATTAGTTTCTTCTTGTGTATTTGCATACATTGTAGGTCTAAAGGAAATCTTTTCTTTAAACTCTTGTCCATCGTGTACACCACGAACCAACAACTTACCTCTATGTTCAACTACATCTTTATAAAAATTCACTATACGCTCTCCATACTTCTCAAATATATTTTCAAATTGTTGTGTTTCTTTTCTAACATAACATTACAAGCTAATCTGGAATACATTCTATCATATTCCATATTCATTTCTAATATCTCATTTTCTAAACTATTATACTCTACTCTTCCTACTTTGTCAATGTCCTCTCGTATATTAATATGACAAGTACCACAGGCAGTACACCCACCACAATCACCCGGTACTTCATCAATCGTAGGTTCAGCAAAACTTCTTGCTGCCTCCATAATTGTGTAACCTGTAGGTACTATAACTTGTTGTGTTTTTCCGTTCTTACTTATGAAGTTAATAGTTATAGTATCCTTTGTTTGGATACTATCACTCATTAGGTTATTAAACTCGGTCCAGTTATAATTTTAGAAACTGATTGTTCATATGACGCAAGTAAATCCTGTTTAGGTTCTACTACACATATAATCTTATCGTCTTTAAAATTAATCTCTTCTGTTTCAGCATACGGAATGTATGTAAACATACCAAATTTAATTGCTTCACCTGGTTTAGGTTGTGAGGTTGGATAAATGATGTAAGGTTTCTTTACAACTACTTCACCATTGCCTTGACTAAAATCGCCAATAATATCTTCACCTGTAATTATTCGTATAATCTTTATATTTTTTTTCATAATATCTCCATTGTTTAATCATTATATACTAGTTGTTAGTCTTTGTCAATAGGCGGTAATCGTTTTGATAAAACAAATGTTCTATTAGGATTAACAGAGGCATTGAATAATCTGATTACTTCTCTATTCAGTAATACATCTGAACCAGACCTTGGTCGTTGGTCAAGTCCAAATTCTATATCAGGATATGTGAAACCGTTAAAGGTAAGGTCTAATTTAATTGTTGTTCTAGTTTCTGATGGTTCTTCACCATCTGCATTAGCACGAAAGACTTTACTCTCCCCGTACTTCGGTGCTGAATATGTTTTACCATTATACTTCCAGGTTACCTTTTTACCTTCTACTTTTATATTTTCAGCGTGCATTGAACAAGCATGAGCACCGTTACCAGTATCCATTTTTGCTCTCATCTTACCGATGTCGCCTACTTCTATTGTTTCTAACCAACCCACTTCTGAAATGGATTGTTTATCCCAATTCTTTCTTTCTGATAACCATTTAATTAAGTTAGTTACCAGTTTGTCTCCTCCGATTGCACCACTATTTTCTGGATCCGAATAGAAGTCTTTATAAACATATCCTTCATATTCTGCACCAGTTCCAGGTGAGCCATTGACTTCTAATACATAAGGTTTTCCTTTGTGTATAATGTGGTCTACACCACAAAGATACGCCTTGGACACCCTGCTAGCACGGAGTATGATGTCTATTTCCTCGTCTTTCAACTTATAAGGAACTGCTTCAGCACCTCTATGTGTATTAGTTCTAAAATCGTCTGAGCCTTGAATTCTCTTTGTACTTGCAAAGATTTTGTTATCTACTACAAATGTTCTAATGTCAAAATCACTTGGCATAAATTCTTGTATCAATAGTTCAGCACCGTGTTTCCACATTGCTTGAATAGTAGACACTAGTCCGTCATAACTATCTACCTTCACAACACCGATACCTTGTGTACCAGTTAATGTCTTTAAGATTACAGGAAACTTATCTATACCACCAATCAATTCTAAAGCGTCATCTATGTTTTTTTCGTTAGATATAAATGCTGTTTTAGGTGTTGGTATATTAAACTTCTCAAATAGTAGAGCAGAAGTAAGTTTGTTATTACAAGTTAACATAGCGTTTCTTGTATTACACATAAATGAACCAGAGTTTTGAAAAGCAGAAAGGATTGATAAACCACTTTCGTCTTCTACAGAACCTGCTCTTGTAATACAAACGGTATCTTTACCTATAAATGTATACTCACTATCTTGTCCGTCAAAATTATAAACGGTTAGAGTATTCTTTTCTTCGTCTTTACCTGTGATAATAGCGTGTCTAGTTTCAATAACTATACACTTAATCTTTAATTTTTCGCAAGCGTCATTGATTAACTTTACCGTCAGCTCTTTACCTTCTTTACCTCCGACTTTTCTTTTCTTCAAGTCAGGGTTAGTTTTAGTAATTACTGCAATTGTAATTGGTTTGTTTTCTCTATCTAAAGTTTGTTCAGATAGAAAATCGGTAAAGTTTTGTACTTGCATTATTGACCTTCATCTGAAACTGCTTTATCTTCTGTTTTTTCATCTAACTTTTTACCAATATTATATTTGGCAGATAGATTCCACTCTTTCTTTTCTTTGAAAGGTAGTACTTTAATTTGTGATAAAGGTGCTTTGTCAGTAGCGTCTTCAGGTTTCACTATTGTTATTAAACTCCAATCAGTAAGTAATACTGCAATAGTATTTCTTCTCTGAATGTCATTCTCTGTTAAGGTTGCTTTCTTACCATCAAGGGCAAATAGTTCTTTGAAATGTACAATAAAGTACTTGCCTTGTTTGTGTAATATGTGGCAACTTTGAAATAGTGTTTTGTCTTTACGACTTGCAACACCAATTCTAGTTAGTGTTTCTCTTACTTTTAGGAAATCGTCAGGTTGCTTTATTGTAACCTCTAGCATATCTTCCGGTGACCATTTTACATTGTCCGTCATTTTTTGTTTCTCCCACCCTTATTTAAGGATTTTTTTATATGTTCAATATCATCTTTAGTCAGTATGCTAAGAGCGGTTTTAGCTTTCTCATTACTATAACCATAATACTCTTTTACATAGTCTAAATCTTTAAGCTTTTCTGCCTTCATCCATTTAGCAAAACGCTTTTTCTTTCTTACTATATTTAGTAAAAAATGATACTGCATATTATTGGGAAGAAAATGATACCCATTCATTTCGTTGGCAGCGAATAAGGTGTCATAATGATAAGATAAACACTTGTTTACAATATACGCTGGGTACTTCTTTTCCCAGGTAATATCGTCTGTCTTCATCACATCATCTTTGTTGAAGTTAATACTATTCAAGTATTCTTTGAGTTCGTAAGCCATTATTTAAACTTACAATTTGCCATTATCTCGGTAAGACAAGCGACCATATTGATTTCTTGGTCTGCAACAAAAGCTGCCTTGTACTGATAACCGGCGATAACTAAAACTGCCTGTGGTATAGATTTAGCTTCAAGTGCTTTCCATAGTACTTCGTAAAGATTACGAAACATACTTGTAGGCTCTTTATCTATATTCTGTATAACCCACTTTCGCATATCATTAAATCTTTTTTCTTTTAATGTAGCAACTAGTTCTTTGTTATTCGCTTCAGATAATGTAAATAAAATACCACTATCAATCTTACCTCTTACAGAATATCTTTGAAGTTCATTGATAGTCCGTCTGAAATCAGGAAAGTATTTAATGATAAGCTCTGCCAAAACTTTCTTGTCAAAAGGAATACCTTTGTCATCTAATACTTTACCTAGTCTAATCATCATAGCGTCAGCACACTTCTTCTTTTGTCCGTTGACAATTCTAAAGTCTACTACCGTACAACGACTATGTAATGGTGGTATGATTTTGTTTTTGAAATTGCAAGTTAGAATAAATCTACAATTGTTATGGAATTCTTCCATAAATGCTCTCATGGCAGGTTGTACAGAATCAGCATTTGTATAATCTGCTTCATCTATAATCACTACCTTATGATTAGCGTCTTCGGTTAAAGAAACCGTACTTGCAAAGTTCTTAATTTTAGTTCTTAATGTATCAATCTGTCTACCTTCATCTGAACCATTGATGATAAGATAGTCACATTTTAACTCTTCACACAATGCACGAGCAACCGTTGTCTTACCTGTACCTGCTGTACCTGATAAGAGTAGATTTGGTATTTCGCCTTGTTTTAAAAAGTTTTGAAAAGTTGATTTGATATCTTCTGGTAAGATACACTCTTCAATTGTCTTTGGTCGGTATTTTTCAACCCACAAAAAGTCTGCCATAATATATACTCCATAATTTAAATTGTACCTTGTAATAGGTTAAGTAAAAGTGATAAGGTTATCATACAACAAACGATACCACTTACACCTATTACATACTTGATTGCGATTTTAACTTGATTAAAATTCACTTTCAGGTTCTAAAGCAATCCAGTATTGCACTGGTCTTGTTCTATTGACAAAATGTGAAATCTTTTGTTTAGAGATTGCAACATCATAGTCATCTGCTAACATTTTAAAGTTTTCTGCTTTGAAAAACGCTTTAAATGTTTTATCAGTTTCGCCAACCTGAATATCAAACTTGTTAGAAGCTTTATTCTTTCTATCTTCTGCAAGAAGTATCATATTCTTACCATCACCAATAACTGAAATGTCAGGTAAGTTAAGAGTAACCACACCTTTCATTAATCTCTCCATATCTGCTTTCTTAAATACGAAAGATACTTCTGTATCAGGCATTGAGATTGATTTGGTAGGTGAAACAATAACAGATTCGTCAGCAAAAGTATATTTACTTTGTGACCTTCCGTCTTTGCCAGAAATACCTACACTAGAACCACCATTGAATTTCAAGTTAGGTGTCTCAAATAAGTCAACCGTTCTTAAAAATTCTGGTAAGTCATAGATTGCAAACTGCTGGTCAAAGTCTTCTTTGATGTCTGCTGTTGCTAGAATATTTTTCATAGTAGAAATTGTATTTAATTTCTTACCAGGTTTAATTAAAATATTCTGATTTATATTTGCAAAGTTTTTAAGCAATGCGAGTGTGTCACTAGATAAGTTCATCATGTATTCTCCTTTGTCATTATTTAAACATTATATATCATTTTGTCGTTGTTGTCAATAGCCTATTCACTTTGTCGTAAATATTCTAACATCTTCTCTGGAGTTGTTTCTACATATGGGTCATCATCTTTTCCTTCATTGTTGATACCTTTTTCTTGGAACCATTTCTCAACAATGCCGTTATTAATAACTGCCATATATCTCCAACTTCTATTACCGAAACCTAAATGGTTCTTACCAATTAGCATTCCCATAAATCTTGTAAAGTTTCCTGAACCGTCTGGAATAAATTTTACTTTCTCAATGTCCATATGGTCTCTCCAGGCATTCATTACGAAACTATCATTTACTGAAATACAATAAACTTCATCTATTGTAAACTTTGTGATAGTATCATAGTGTTCTTCAAACCCTGGCAACTGCTGACTTGAACAAGTCGGCGTAAATGCACCAGGTAGACTGAATAATACAACTCTCTTATTTTTGAAATAATCATTTGTTGTCTTATTCAACCATTCACCACCGATAGGACAACCGCCTTCCGATGAAATCTCGTCACCTTCTCGTACTCTAAAAGTAACCTTTGGTATCTTCATTTCATTCTTCATATTATTCCTTTGTTAATTCTCTATAATATAACATAACTAAACAATTAAGTCAATAGGCGACGGTCGAATTCTATCTGGTGCACTTCCCACCGCCTATTTAAACCGTTTTCCTTTGTGTATGTTATTAAGTAATGTCCGAATCTAATTCAGCGACTTACTTAATTTTGATTGTTCTAGGTTTTTTACTATCTGGAACAATCTTCTCTAAACTGACCTTTAAAAGTCCGTCTTTGAGTTCGGCACCTTTCACTTCTACATCATCAGCGATTGTGAAAGACCTATTAAAATGTCTTTTCGCAATACCTTTGTGTAAAAAATCAGGTTGTTCTTCACCGTCTTCCATGTCATCATCTTTATGGAAAGGTTTTAGTTCCTCTCTCTTATGTAAAGATTTTACGGTTAAGACGCTATCAGCATAATCAACAGAAACATCTGATTTAGAATATCCTGCTAATGCTAATTCGATATCGTAAGTAAACATTCCTGTCTTTACGATATTATATGGTGGAAAGTTTGGGACTCTACTACCGTTATCTGTTAAATCTAATAGTGCTTCAAACGAAGTGAATACGCTATCAAACCCTACGGTCATAGGTCTTAGGTTGTTAAAAATGTGGATTGCTTTATGATTGGTCATTATGAACCTCCTTATTAGTAAGCAAAGTTAATGTTAGAGAACCCATTATGGCATTCTCATAGTTATTTATATAATCATTATATCTCATTTATCAAGTCTTTCAAATCAATTAGGTGGTAGTTTCTTTTAATTGTGTACTACCAAAACAATCATGGTTTTAGGTTCAGAGTTTAGAGAGCAGAACCATAGGACATTTTCATACCTAACTTACTCTAGCGACACCGTATTTAATGTTCTATCTACATTGGGTAACTACGGCACCCTATATCCTCTGATAAGGTCTTATGAATAGCCTATCAGTATTATATATACACTCACAATCGGTGAGGAGGACAATTCCATTTAAAAGCCTCTTTGTGCTTTTAGTTTCTTTTGCTTCTTTTTCCAGGCAGCAGCCATTTCTTTATTTTTACGAACCCTCTTATCACTAGGTTTCTCGTAAAATTGTCTCTGGCGTATCTCCTTCACAAGTCCTTCTTTCATAACTTTTTTCTTAAGCACTTTCATTGCTTGTTCTAAGTTACCATTCCGAACGGTTACAAGTATACTCAAACTTATTTACCTCCCTTCAAGGTGTTGTCTTCACTACTCATTAATAATATAACATAATGGATTGCTTTCAACAAATCCTTTCTGTTTCTTCCTGCTTTCTTACCATATCTGCAAAGGTATTTAATAGCATTTGCTTGGCAAAAATCTTTATCTATATTCAAGTGTCTTAACATATCTTGCACTTGGAAACCATCTTTGGTTGTACTATAGTGTTCGCCATATGTGCTTTCAACATATGTTTGAATTTCTTTTATAATTTTTTCTTCTTTGTATTTCATAATGTACCTTCTATTTATATTCAAATTTATTAGTGTAAAGATGGAGAGAGGCCACTACACCTCTCTCCAAGGACCACACTATGGATAGATTTCTTAAACGAAGTCCTCTTCGGACTCATTATCTTCCTCACTATCATTGGACATCATTTGTTCCTTTAACGCTGATTCTTTCTGCTCTTGAGCAATACTCTCGGCAGTAGCACCGGCGTCCACTTTCGTGTACAAGTCAACAAAAGAAGCTTTTGTATCGTTATCAAATCTATTAGTACATAGTTCAATCGCCTTCATCTTATTTCCAAAGATTCCGTAAGCTTGTACAATGTGTACTAATCTTCTGGTACTGATAATCTCATCAACCCCACCTTCAAAGTAGGTCTTTCTGATTACATCAGCCCATGTTGATAACTTCTCAACATACTCGACATCTTTCTTACCGGTTAAAGCAAGAGTGTTGTTAAGTATCTTCTGTTCAGTTTTAGCAGATGGGTACTGCTGTTCAAAGGTAACTGGAAATCTTTCTAGGAAAGCTTCGTTCAGTATGTTAGTACCGATAAACTTACCATCATCACTTCCTTGACCTTTAGTATTTGCAGTAGCGACTACATTGAAACCAGCACTTGGTTTAACGAATTTGTTAATCTTCTTAACATAAACTCCGTTACCTTCAAGGATTGGTTGTAGACACATAATCTTGTTAGAAGCAAGGTCAACTTCATCAAGGAGCAATATTGCACCTCTCTCCATCGCCTCGATAACAGGACCATTCTGCCAAATAGTGTTACCGTCTCTTAATCTGTAACCTCCAAGTAAATCATCTTCATCGGTTTCAATCGTAATGTTTACTCTTATCAATTCTCTCTTTGCCTCAGCGGCAGCTTGAACAACTGAAAAAGTCTTACCATTACCAGATAGACCGGTTATGAATATTGGATAAAATTGTTTTGACTTAACAATGTTTCTAACATCAGGATGATTTCCAAAAGGAACAAAAGTAGCGTCTTTGTTAGGCACTAGATTGTCAACTAAAGATGAAACAACATAAGCAGCTTCTGAAACTTTAGTAGTCTGAGCAACTTCTGGTATTGTTGGTACATCAACAGCATTATCATTTAAGACATTAGGCATTGTGATTTTAGTAGCAGTTGGCACTTCGCCATTCTTAGGAATCTTATAACTTCCTCTGCCTACTCTTAACTCTGTATTCCTAACTAACCATTGTGGTTTGAAATTCATGCCGAGAGATTTAGATACTGATAACAATTCAGCGTTATCTAAAGTATCGTTATTCGGAAACATTTTTATACAGGCGTTTACGAATTCCTGTTGTTTTTCATTTAGTGTTATCATAGTGTTATCCTTTTGTTTCATTATATACAAGTATTATACCACACTTTAAAAGCTTTGTCAAGCGAAAAGTGAGCATTTTTTCATTTTTTTTCACTAAGGTTATCAACGATTTATCCCTCATTAGGCAACCTGCTTAATAAATTTACTCAACAGCACTCTGGATACCGTCTTGGATTTCATTGATTTGGTGAATAGTCTCTTAATATCACCTTTCTTAGCGTCTTCTTTTATCTCATCTAATTGACCGTTTTCGATATTCATATCTTTTCCGTTGATTAGATAAAATTCATTGTAACCGTTTTGGGAGACAGCACATGATTTGTTTTTAGAAAATTCTTTCTTTAACATTTGCATTTTCTGGTCTCTCAAAAAGTAATCTTTGATATGGTCAAGTCCAAGATATCTCTCAAAGTCCCAACCTCTTGGTCTCTTAACAATGAAGAAACCGATAGTGGTTACATTAAACTTTCTTTTAAGTCCTTGAAGTACTAAAGCAGTTGTATTACCTTTAGTCTTTATATACTTACTGCCGACTTTAAGTAATGCTGTCTTACCGTAACCTTCTCTTCTAGGAACAAGTTGACCTTCATCATTAGTTTTGTAAGTTGTTTTGTTGTCATTATTAGAGTGACCGTCTGTCAAAGTAATTAACGATAACTTTTCAACTTGATACTTCTGTTTGAACAATGGAATAATCTTATTCATTGCAGCCAAACTTTCATTCAAAGGTGTAGATGAAAGGTAAAAAGCAGTTGGTGGATAAAGATACTCAACATAGTTGTTATTTCTCCAGTGGTTATTGTCTGCATAATGTTTTCCGTATGACCACAAGAACATTAAAGATTGTTCTAAGTCCATCTTCTTCATTGTATGAGAGGCAACTTCAACTAGATTGAAGTCATCAAAGTGAGCGTCACCAGCTTTATATGCAAAGGATTTCATTGCCTTTCTTTTTGCTTCTCTATTTCTATAATTGTATTGGTCATTAAACTCAATTTTGTCTGAAAAGAAATACACTTTGAAAGGAATATTGATTTGTTTTACAAACCAAACTAGTTGACATAATTGTTCAACCGTCTTATCAATAACAGGTGCCATACTTCCAGACCAATCAAGTAATAAAATCATACCGTGATTTTTAGCGTCAGGAATAATAGACATTCTTTTGAAAATATCTTCTGAAAATTTATAGTCTTTTAGTTTAAGAGGATCCAAGATACCAGTCTTATCGGTAGTCATTCTCTTATAACCGTCAGCAGATTTTTTCATTTCAAATTCTTTTACAAGATACTGAATAGTCTTCTTACTATCTTTATGGAATTTCTTAAATCTTTCCATGTTATCTGAATATGTACTTGGTGTATCTTTACACTTTCTGATATTTTCGTTTAACCATTGTTTAGTAGTTATGATAATATCATCAAGGTTACTATCAGGCAAACTCATATATGAATAACCTCTGTGTTGATTATCAACATAATCTTTTTGAGTAGCTTGTTCAGCGTTCTCATTAGTAAGAGACTTCAAAGGTAAACTGATTTTTACATCTTTACCACCGGCACCGTCTGGATTAGCTTCTTGGTCTTCTAAACTAGTAGGTTTATCTTCCTTGTCTTCGCCGTCTCCGTTGTTGTCGCTTTTTCCGTTCTCTGATTTTGATGAGTTGTCTCCTTCTTTTTTTGAAGATTTGTTTCCGTCTTGTTTATTTTCTCTACCTTCCGTCTCTTCGTTAGATTGGTCAGACGATTGAGATTGAGAAGATGATTGTGAATTATCACTTTCTTGTTCCTTTTCTTTTTGTCCGTATGCTTTTACTAGGGGGTGACTATCAAAGTCAGGAAGTTTCAATAACTTCTCGTTTTGTTTTTTCTGCCAATCTGAAAGTTTTTTTGCAAGTTCGACAACATCTTTGAAAGATTTGATTTTGTCTACTTTAGCAAACCATGTTTTATCAATATCTGATAAGTCAAATTGTAATGTTTCAGATGATTTTGAGAAAAGGTTAATCTTGTCAATTAACATTAAGTCTTTATTTAAATCTTTATTTGAACAACCGAAGAAGTTATCAGCCCATAAGATTTTGAAACCGTCTTGGTAGTCGGCAACTACACCAGGATATTGTTTCTTAATAATCTTGTCAATTCTAGTATCTTCTAATACATTGATATAATCTCTGATATCACCATTGTCTTCTACTGCTTTTCTCCAACCTTTAAAAGGAGTATGTAAAGCGTGAGCGACTTCGTGGGCAATTAACATATCGTAAACTGCACCTTTTGGATTTTTGAAAACTGGAATAGTAAGTATCCTGTCTTCTAAGTTAAAAGAAGCAGTGGTTACATTATCATGTTGTACTTGTAGATTTTCAGTCGCTAATAGTTTAGCAAGTCCTGATTTGGCGTCAAAGTTAATAGTAGTGTTTTTCATAGTGTGTTGCCTTTCGTTCATTCAATATATACATAATACCATACTTCCTAGCATATGTCAAGCACTAATCGAGCAAATGCTCACTTTTTTTTCATTTATTTTTAAACCGTATAGAATATAGGGTTTTTGTGTATATTGTATCGACTTTTGCTAAAAGTGTCAAAAAACGAGGGGCTAGGAGGGCGGAGAAGAGGGTTTAAGGAGCTCCCGTGAGTGTTAGTATCTGCCGGATTAGGGCTTTTGTAGTATAAAGACTGGTTCATATTTAGCGCCACTCTCTTGTGATGATAGTTGAAGCTTGTATGTATCAGTATGTTTGAAGCCTTCTTCTTCAGCGATTCGCACCGTATCGACTTCAAAGGTTTTATGTGATTTGATATTCGCTACATTCAATCCCATGTACTTACCTGGTTTCAATCCTTGATAAACATTCTTAATAGTCTCTCGTAAGAAACCGTTGTTCCATTCTTCGTTAGTGCTGAAGTTCTTAAATGATTGTTCAGCGTCATCACTATAATGTTCCCAATTGAAATACGGTGGACTTGTAAATGCAAAGTCTAGTGTATTCTCTTTAGGTTTAAAATTTTCACTACCTTGTTTATTTAAGAAGTAATGTCTATTAGGATTAGCGTGATTCGCTTTAATTTCTGTTAGTCCTTTAAATGTCAATGTTGCAGGGTCTGTACCTACATAGTTAATATCTGAAATCATTGCACCAAGTATACGACCACCATAACCCATACTCATATCCCAGACTAGTTCTCCAGGTTGCATAAAGTTTTGATATAAACAGGCAGCTGCTGTTGGTCTGAAATTAGATACACATTGAGTACCTGTATATCTTCTTAGTAGACTTCGCATTGTACTTTCTGCTTTGTGTTTCGCTTGGTCACTTGTGTGTGTCTCGTTACCATAGATATCATATGAAATAGGTTTCAATTGATTTACTGAATACTTACCAAAGAAAGAACCAGTTAATAGTTTCTTAATACCTTTCTTAAAGTGTTCTTCATTTTCATATATCTCCATAGGAGTTTTCATCTTACCACATCTAATGCCAAAACTATGTGGCATATAAGACCATGCAAGTGATAGACCTTCTTGGTGTGGTTTGATTATTTTATCTTGTGTCAATAAATCTTTACAATTTACAGAAGATAGTTTAGCAAACTTTTCTTTTCTCCATTGTTCGTCTACAGAATAATAAGGAAAGCCTCTAGTCTGCCAATATTGATATACTTCATCAATGTTTCTTTCTAGTTCAACTTCATCGGTTACAACACCTTTAAGATTACCTTTTCTTGTGATATTCTCTTCGCCTTGTATGTCAACAAATGCTTCTAGTGTTGCACTACCTTTTGTATCTGTAAGTTTTTTCATATTCTATTGTCCACTCATGTCAGGTTTACCGGTGCCTTTAGGACCACTTACTGGAACTTTATCACCATATGTCACGGTCGCATTGCCGTACGCTACTTGTCTTCTTATATTAGTTAAATCAGGCATAGGTGCTGTACCTTTGTCATTGCCAGATTCTACTTCTTGTTTATTAAATCTAGGTTTTCCAGATTTATCCATACTTCCAATATTGGTTGGAAACCCAGGTTTTAACTTCTCTACTTTGCCACCTCTTTTTAAAAACTCTTCTATCGTTTCTGTTTTCATATTAGTTTTCATATTAGTTTACTCAATAATTGATGAGGTGTTAAATTAGAGTTTGATGTGTAAACAATAATTTTGTTTATAAAAGCAGACAATGGTGTGTCAGTTTCTTTCAACTTAGTTTTTAGAAGTTCTAATGGAATTCTATCAACCGATGTAGTTAGTTTATATTTGAGTTCGTCTTTTGTTTTTCTGTTCATAAGTATTTCTTTTTGTACCACTCATAGAATTTCTTATCAGTAAAGTATTCTGCAATGTGATTAGCAGGGACTTGGTCACTTCTAATACAATCTGCTATATCCTGATAGTCTGTTATGTCTACTTTGTGTTGTGTGTTCATTTTCAGTTTACTTAATGTTATTAGTGTTCTTCTTCTTTTTTCTTTCTCGCAGGATTCTTCCATAATTAGGCCAATCAACTTTTTCGCCTACATACCGCCAACGAATAGTATCTGTGCTTGGATTCCTTTCATATATTTTTTCTTTATTTTTATTCATAGTACTCATTCTACATTACTTTCCCAAACTTGTCAAGCAGGTCGAGTCGATTAAAGTATGATTTATCAAAAACCTCTTTATCCAGTTCAACTCCAATGTATTGTCTTCTCATTTCTTTTGCAATCCAAGGCACAATACCACTACCAGCAAATGGGTCAAATACTATTTGATTCTCTTTTGATAGATAATCAACTATAAGTTTAATAAAATTATCGTTCCACACATATAGATTGAAAGGACCTTTGATATTACCTAGTCTCTTTGTTTCATATACTAATATGTTCTTTAACCAGTCACCACCTCGTTTGATAGTACCTTTCTTTGTGAATACAAGTGTATGTTGATAATTGAAGTAATACATATCTCTCTTTTCAACAGGAGTATTTCTTACCATTATCTTATAGTCTTTTAATTTAAAACCATTTCTTATCATTGCTTGATGATATGTTATATGGTTAGGTAGTATCTCACCATTAATCTTTCTATCTGTTTGTGATATAACTACGAAGCCTTCGTCTTTCGTAATTCTTGCCATCTGGTCGCAACTTCTATTTTGAAACTCTTGGTATTGTTCTATATCTTTACCCCACGGACCTTGTGATATATCAGGTAAACTAGTAAAGGTTAAATCAATACTCTTGTCTTCTACTTTAGGAAATATATCAAAAGCGTCACCGTGATGAAATTGATTAATTATGTCTTTCATTTTTTTATCTCCGGTATATAATATGCAAAGTGTAATAGTCTTCTATTACCTCTACCATTGTTTGCTCTATGCTCAAATTGTGGCGATTGGTTTAACCAGACAAATTGTCCAGGGTTACAGAATATTCTACATTTATCTTCGCCTTTTATTTCAATGTAGTTTTCGTTGTCATCATTACCTTCATCTAGGTATACTAATATGTTTGAATTAAATTTGTCACCTGCAACAAAATCATTATGAAATTCGTTGTTATCTTTGGTTACTCCATTCCATAAACCAACTTCTTCTGTCAGTTCAAATTTAGGATATGTTTCTGATATAACTTCTTCTAGTTGTTCTTGTACATTCTTAATCTCTTGTTTACAGATATCAGATAATATTAAGTCTTTAGCGTCATAGTCAATACTAGGAAACTTTACATCATCAAATAGTTGTACATTTAAATCTAAATGACCAGTATAAAAACCATCTTTAAAGAAAGTTGTCATATCATATTTCATTGTATACCTCCAGTAATTTCGTGTACTTCACTTTGATTTAGTCTTCTACCAACACACCAGAAGACATTAGTACCTTTAGTTGTGTCTATATTTTCAGTCATCCATTTATGAGCCTTTGCTTCGTATAAGTCATCTAACATAAATGATGGTTCTTTAGGATAGTATTCTTCTCTAGTCCACTCTGAATAGTTAGGATTTGTTATCTGTGTTTTTAGAGGAGTACTATAACTAGTTTTAGGTGTGTGAAATTCAAAAGGATAATCATTTTGTTCTATGCCAAAATAACTTCTTATATTCTTTGTTCTATCAGGTCCTACACCGACACCGATAACTCTTTTTACTTTCTTATTATACTTCTTTAAACCATACATTACTGCTGACATCTGAATACCTACACCACAACTCATAACTAAATTGTCTATTTCGTCTGGTAGATTTTGCACTTGTTCACCATTAGTCTCTAACATCAATTCAGGTTCTTCCATAATCCATTTATCAAAAGATGTGTAGAAGTATTTTTCTTTTTCTATAATATCTTTTGTTCTCTTTGCAAGTACACTATTGATACCGTGACCTGCAACTATTCTTATCTCACCACCATAGTATTGTGCAAGGTGCATAATATGTCGTTGTTTTAATGTTTCAGGTTTAGTTCCACCTACTGCAAATATTGATTTAAAACCAAACTCTTTTGCAACTCTACTAATAACACTAGCCGTAGGACTATGTACTGAAACGGATTGTATAACTCCGTTGTTGTGTTCATTTCTTATCTTGTCTTTATATTTTTCAAACAAGGCAATCGTTTGTCGCATTTTGCCACCATTGACATCTCCGTAAGGTGCAAACAAATCGTCTCGTTTGTAATATATGTTATCGTATTTTTCTATGGGCGTCAGCATTAAATAATTTTCTCACTTTATCATTCGCAACAACATCAATAACTAAATGTGTTCTCCATTCGTCACCATTGTTAATTGCCATATGGGGTTTTCTAATATCTAGGTACCAGGCACTTCCTTCTACCATGTTAGTCATAACTTTACTACCTGAAGTAGACCAACTTGTAAACTCTACATTTAGATTTGTTTTGATAGGTACATGGATTCTCATTAGTCTACCATCTGCAATTCCTAAGTCAGGGTCTACTTGGTCTGTATGTCTTTGTAATTCTCCACCACCTGGTTTCAAATTCATAAATCTTACTCTATGTATTTCTGTTTCAAATACATCTAATATCTTTTCTACTAAAGGAAACTTCTTACGCCAATCTGTATCTTGTAATTCAAATTGTACATCTTTGTTTTCTTCTTTCCATTTCTTATTCATTTCTACAGGTTTTGTAATAAACTTATAGTCAGAAGAATAACCTCTTAATGAGATTGCACTCCAAGACTTTGCTTTGTTGTAGTTTGAATAGTGATTAGTAAACTCTACTTCCATATCGTGTAGTTGTTTTGCAAGTTGTGTTGTAATATCTTCAAACGATACATTCATAGGTTTCAATGTATACTTTTCATATACAGGTACTTGTGGGTGTTGTCTATCTTCTAATACATTACTAGCGTGTCTAAAATAAACACCTATAATATCTGCAATTGAATTAAACTTCGTACCTACATATTCAAATCCTGTCTCACTTGCAATATGTTTATCAGGACCACTTTCTTCGTTAATAAACAACCATACATTATTATTAGTATATTGTGTATCTTCCATTAATGTTGTAATGATATTTCTTTTATCAAATTCGTCTGTATAACCTAGATGTTTAATATGAATATCGCCAGGTAGTTTAGTACCTATCAATACACCAGGAGACATAAAGATATTAGATTTAACTTTTACTTGTGAATAGTGAATAAGACCTTTACCTAATAGTTGCAACTCGCCTTTAGATAGCGCTTCTGCAATATTATTCTTCTTAAACTTGCTCATTTCATGTTGAGCGTACTCGTTATAGGATTTAAATCTTTTTTCTAAATCTTTTAAATAGTCTATTTGGAATCCTTTTTGCCAAGGTTTACTTTCTGTGGCTGGGACTCCTTCATTGCTTTTTGGTATCGTTTCCATTTTTTCATCTCCTTCTCTGCTTTACGATATGCTAAGTCTAGTTTTAGTTTGCTAACTTTCTGAACCATCAACTCACCTTTCTGGTGGTCGTATTCATGTTGGCATACTCTACTCATCATACCATCTAAATGTGCTTCTTTTAAATCTTTATTCTCATCTTCGTATTTCATAACACATTTTCTAGGTCTAGTCATACTAACAAATAAGAAAGGAAAAGTCAAGCAGCCTTCTTTCATTAGTACATCTTCACTACTGGTCTGTATAATTACTGGATTAAAAGCTGCTATCTTCAATCCTTTTTCTATTGAGTCGTGGTCTCCTGCAACAAACATATTGAAAGGTAACCCAATCTGTATCGCACTTAAACCAATACCACCATATTTGTGCATAAGAGCAAACATACCATCTACAAGTTCTTGTCTATCTTTTAGACCATACTCTTCTAGCATTTCATCTTTGAAAACTGCTACAGGTTGTCTAACTCTTGGATCCGATGGTGGTAGTAATTCATATTGAAATGATTTAGGGTCTATACCTTTTCTAATTTCAACATCTTTATTCTTATCTGTCATGTCTTCTACAAGTGAATTCTCATCTTTTTGTTCATTCAACTTTTTCATAACATCAGCATTATCAATCCATTGACCGTCTTCAGCTGCTTGTTCAACTTCACCTTTTTTTATTTTCTCTTCTGCCTGTCTCATCATGTCCTCTTTAAATTTCTCTTCTTCATAAACAGACATTCTTTTCTCGTCACCTGTATAGATAGCAGTAAGTGGTTTATCTTTTAAATTTTTAGGCATTTTCTAACCTCGTAAAGTTTTGATACTTCTCAAATTTTAATATATTAGTAAACTTGTCAAACATAATATCTCCTTTGTGTGATATGATAAAGACATTTTCTTTTGAAAGTTGAGCAATAATCTTAAAGAAGTCGTCTGTTCCTTGACCATCTAAACTACTATCAAATATCTCATCAAGTATTAATAAATTAGTATTGACGGAGTTCTTCATCTTCGCAATACTTCTCCAAGTGAATAGTAATGATAAATCTATTCTCATCTTCTCACCTTCACTAAAATTGTTATAGTTAAAAGAATCCATATGTCTACTCTTAACCGTTTCTTTAAACTCTTCGTCTAAATGAAAAGATATAAAGAAGTCCATTGATTGTAGATACTGATTGATAAGTGTATTCATTACTGGAATATACTTCTTAATAATTTGTGCTCTTGCACCACTATCGTCTACAATCTGTCTTAATACATCAATGTATTTTTTCTCTTCAATAACTTCGTCTCGTTCTCCCATTGTCTTAACTAGGTCTTGTTTCAACTTCAATATCTCTTCTTTGATATTTAGGCCTGAAGCATCCTCTACTTGTAGGAGTTCAATCTCATCTTGTATTCTATCACTATGTCTTTTAATCTCATCAACACTATGATTAAGTTTTGAAACATTTGTTTCTATAGTTCTAATAGTTTCTGATACCTTATCAATGGTTAGTATCTTCTCTTCTGTATTAGTGATTTCAGTCAATAGTTCTTTATAACCATTATTCAATTTATCTACAGCAGCCTTCTCTTCATTGATTTTCTCTTGTTTGAAACTAGGTTCAAGTTCTTGTGTACAAGTTGGACAATTAGTATTCTCTTCAAAGAATTTTAATGTTCTTTTATGTGTCTTTAAATTAGTATCAATCTTGGATTCTAACTTCTGCAATTGAAGAAACTTACTTTTAGTCTTATCTTTGTTTTGTAATTTTAATTTGTTTGTTTCAATTTCGTTATTGAGACTATTGATACGAACCATATAATCTCTTTTACCTTGTTGTGCTTTCTCTATGTCTTCTTTTTTTCTAGTGATAGCGTCTGTATCTCTACCTTGTAATTCTTCGTAATGTTTCTCTTGTAGATTAACTTTGTTATCAATCAAGTCTACCTGGTGTCTCATTGTGGTAATGTCTTTTGTTAAGTCTTGTTGTTTACTTCTTAACAATAAGTTCATACTTGCAAATACTTTAATGTCTAGTATCTCTTCAATTACATCTCTACGATAACTTGCTCTCATCTTCATAAATGGTTCATAAGAAGAAGAACCTAAAATTACAACTTGACAAAATGACCTATAATTAAGTTTCATTATGTTTTGTTCAAGGTACTTTTGATAATCTATAGAAGAAGCATCCTGATTTAATAAAATACCGTCTTGGAATATTTCAAATATGTTAGGTTTAATACCTCTTCGTATCTTGTATTTCTTTGGACCAATACTAAAGTAAACTTCAACAACGGTATCAGCATTGTTGATTGTATTAACCATCTGGTCTTTCTTAATAATTCTAAAAGGTTTGTTAAACAATGCAAAGCATAAAGCGTCAAGTAAAGTTGATTTACCTGAACCATTAGTACCTATGATTAATGTCGTAGGTGATTCGTTTAAATTTACGCTGATTGGTGTATTGCCTGTAGAAAGAAAGTTCTTCCAGGTTATGTTATGAAATATTATCACTTATCTTGCACCTCACTATATAAGTCTTTCACTATACTATTCATCTTATTTTTATCTAATTTAGTATCTAAACTATTAATATAATTTTGCAAGAAAGATAATGTATCTTCTCCTTGGTCTACGATATTAACATCAGCAGTTGAATTGATATTATAACTATCTTCAATTACATTTACTTCATTTGTGTGTATCTCATTATGTAGTCTATCAATAAAGTCACCAAACTGGTTGACATCTGTTTTTTCTTCTACAATAACTTTAATAAAACAATTTTCATATTCACTTATATCCATAGTACTATATGAATTAACTTTATCATTATATAATATCTTCTTAAACATACTGATAGGATTAGGAATTCTTGTTAGTTCTCTTGTATTTGTATCAAAGACATGAAAACCTTTAGGACATTGATAATCAGACCAAGTAATTTCGTATTGTGTGCCTAGATAAAAGATAGTACCATTATCTGATTTTCTATGATAGTGACCAGAATATACTTTCTCAAATCTTTTAAACAAGTCCATTTCTAAACCGTGGTCTTGGAAGTGTCCTTTGTGCATTTCAAAACCTTTAACTTCTAGGTGACCCATACATATTTGTGCTTGACTTTCTGTTATTGCCTTTAGACTTTCTTCTTCATTCTCTGGACATATCCAAGGTACGAATAGAATAGGCAAACCATCAAACTCAACCGTCTTTGGTTTCTCATATATAAATGGTTCATTTACACCATCAAAAGTTGTAATCAGTTGTTGCATACTATTAATAGAGTTTGTGTTCTTATAGTATGTGTCATGGTTACCTAGTATGATATGTGTATCAATCTTCATCTCCCATAGTCTCTTCCAAAACTTATTTTGAAAGTTATGAGCAGTATTAAAGTTAATAAACTTTCTTCTGTCTACTACATCGCCTAAATGTATTAAGGTTGTGATGTTATTCTCTTCCAAGTATGGAAAAAATATCTCATCATAAAACCTGTTAAAATATTTAATAAATGCAGGACTATCACTTCTCGCACCAAAGTGAGTGTCATTCAACAATGCTATCTTCATAATATACCCTTAAAAGTTCTCTAAATTTATCTTTGCTTTTCTTGTTCTCTTTAGTTTTGCACCTTTAGGTTTTACTTCTATAGGTTCACTTGTAGTTTCTTGGTTTGGTAAGTTCTTTTGTAAGAATTCTGTAAATTGATTTTTAAAGTCTCTATCTTCACCAGGTTGCAATGTCATATCGTCATAGTTTGCATCCATAATAAGTTTATGTTTGATTGTTGTTTGTTTCTTTTCTTTTTGTATTCTTCTTATAAAGGCATAATAGATAATTTGTGTAAAGTATGCAAATGGATTGTTTGACTTCTCTGGATTAAAGTTACCAAGATATTGTAAACAATTCTCAATACCATCTGAAATCATATCGTCTCTAAAAGTATAATTAATAAAGTTAGGTCTATACGATAAATGGTTTGCAATCTTTAAAAAACATTCTCCAATGTAATTAGTAACCGGAGGTTTCTTTCTGCCTCTTGCTTCTGCTTTATTACATTTGTCTTTATACTCTACCATTGCAATTAGAAACTCTTTGTTATTAACATAGTGCTCCTTCTTCGCAGGTGTTCGTATGCGTTTCTTTTTTTCAGGCACTTCGGCCGTTTCAATTTCTTTAACTACTTTTTCTTTTTTAGTTTTCATCATGTTCTCACTATACTATATGTTGTTAAATAAGTCAAGCACCTAACACATTTATTTTTAAATGATACAGGCGCTTGACATATCCTGAATCGTGTGTTATTATCAGCGTGTTGCTGCTGAGAGATAGAGTCTATAGAGTAGCGTCTAGTGAAATGTAGTTTTCTTTTTAATGTCATTAAAGGTCTCAAATATTTCATCATACTCTTCCAGTTCCTCGTCTCGCATAATTTCTCTATCCATAAGTTTTTGAGTTAATGGATTATCTTCTCTTCTCATAACCTTGTCGTGGTTGTTGTAGTCAGTAATAACTTGCGTATAAGATTTAATCATTTGTTCACTTGCATTAGTAATAGTTAGTATCTTATCTTTAGGTATAGTAACCATATGGTCGTTTGTATATGCAGCCCACTTCACAAGTGCTATATAATCTTTGATACCAATGTTAGTAATCTGTGGCACATATTTTATTTCTAATGGTTTGTCTAATGTCAGCAACGGATTTCTTTGTTGATTTGCTACCGTAGGTATATGGCAAACAATGTCTGTGCCATTTATAATCTTTACGATTTTGATTTCTAGTTTCGTTTCTTCTTTGTTCATACTACTCCTTCAGCTCCACATTATGTATTTCGTAATCAAAGTTTTCTTCGTTGTATATATTTATTCTTTCTCTAAAGTGCTGTAATGTATAATTCTCTTTTTCTCCATGTGAAACATCATCTGATATATCGTATAATGTCGCATTTACTTTATTGTCACCAAGTCTTAAACCACGACCAATAGATTGTAAGTTTCTTATCCTAGACTTACTAGGACTAGAAAAAATAATATTATGCAAGTTTCTAATATTAATACCAGTAGAAAAAGTACCATAGGAAGCGACAATGATTGCATTATCACTCTTCTCTGTAATTGCTCTAATGTTTTCTCTGTCATCTGCTGACACTCCTCCGTATACGAAAAATACTTTACGACCATCATCTACTTTCTTTTCAATTTGTTCTTGTAATATCTTACCATGTTTTTCTACAAATTGAAATAACAATAGTGTATTACCTTGAAGACCATTTGTCAAGTTAGTGATATATTTGTTTCTTGCTTTACTAGCACATAAGAAATCCATTTCTTCTTGGTAGTTCTTATCTTTTAGAAAGTCTTTACTATTCTTTCCATGCTTGAGTACTAAGCAGTGTATTTTAAAGGCTGCTAGTTGTTTCTTATCTATCAAGTCAGTTGTACTCGCAACTCTGTTTACAGCCCCGAATAGACCCTCTAGCACGAGCTTATGCGTCTTTGAACCATCTAATGTACCAGTCATACCTATTCGATATTTACAATTAGTCATCTTCGTCATTATACCTGTAAGGGACTGGGATTTGAATAGATGTGCTTCATCACCAATGATACAACCAAATTGTGCAAACCATGTTTTAGGTAGTTTATATATTGATTGCCAAGTAGATATAACTACTTTCTTTGTTGTGTCTTTATCGTGTCCTTGATATATTCTATGAATGTGTTTTGTGTTATATCCATATTCTGCAAAGTCTTTATATAATTGTTCTACTAGTGATGTTGTAGGTACAATGATTAATACTTTATTTGATTTCTTTTCTTTAATTCTTAATAACTGAAATCTTAATATGAGATATGCAATAAGTGATTTACCACTAGCAGTTGGCGATAGTAATAAACATCTATCTTCTTGTATGGCATGATAGAAAGCATTGAATTGATAATCTCTAATAGTAATCTTAGGTATCTTTAATGCTTTACAAAATCTAGCACACTCTAATTTATCTAATGGTTTTGCTTTCTCTTTTATTTTAGATACAATACTAATATTGTTATCTTCACAAAACTTTTTAATATATGGTAGTAGACCATAGTATATCTCACCACTTGCATATTTAAAAAGTCTTATCTTACCATCCCAATATCTACTTCTATATTGAGGCATGAATTTATAACCAGGAACTTCAAATGTAAAAAACTCTGATAGTTCTCTACGAATATCGCTCTCGGCTTCTATTGAAAGATAGACTTCATCTTTCTTTTCTAATATTAAATAACGATTTTCTACCATTTATCAAATAGCGCCAGAAGTAAACTTACGCCATTCAATAGCATCCTTGATTAGGAATCCACGATTTGATATTTGTTTGATTGTTTTGTCCAGATAATCACATATAGTTTTCAAGTAATCTACTTTTTGCTTTATTCTTATGTAATCTTCATCTGCGTCAATGTACTTATCAACATCATACTTTAAAAGTTTTAGATTGAATGGTTTAGTTTGATAAACTGCTGGGTCCGCTTTCCCTGTGTAATATTCCCATTTATGTAATTTTATAATCTTTAGTTCATTTTCAGTTTTAGAAAGTAAAAGATTAAACTTGTTGTAATGCTTCAAAAATTCATTATGTAGTTGTGGTGTTTTAAGAGCTTCAATATCAAGCTCGGTATCATTGATTTTTAATTTCTTATCTGAAAGTTCTTGTAATTCTTCTAATGTCATAATATAGTATCTTTCTCCAGTTTTAAGTATAATTATATACTAAATCTAGTGTTTTGTCAAGCTTCTATTGTTAATAAGTTGTAGAAGTTTTGCCAGGTTCAGCAAAAGAATAAGTTGTATATTTAAAGCTAACACTACTAGTTAAGTATTGAACATCACCTGCTTGTTGACTATAATTTACACCGGTTAATGAAACAGGAAATATATCTCTAAATCTTACTTCTTTAATCGGATTATTCTTTGCACTTAATATTGTTAGTGTGGCGTCAGACAAAATACCTCCTTGAGGAGTAGCAGTTCCTTCTCTACCAGCATTGGCATTTTGCACACCTTTACCTTGTGTAGGAAATCTATCTCTTCCAGATTTTACTAAATTAGAATAATCTGAATGGTCTTCAGGAAAACCAAGACCTCTTAACCAAGCAAATACTTCTTCATAGTTTTCTAACTTTTCATCTATCATAAATGTAAGTACTAAATCTCCAAAGTCAAGTTTAGTTCCAGGCAAAGGTATATCTCTCAAAGGAGTTACCTGTGTCGCATTGGTCATCTGTAGGCTTGGGATATTAACTTCTGTACAAAAGTATTCTACCTTTGGAAGTTTTGTAATATTAAACTTAAATTGCGTTGGTGACGCATAATCAAGTTGCGTTGGTTGTCGAGTGATTGCGTTTGTACTTGTCATAATACTATTTATAAGACCTAATAAACCCCTAGCAAAACTGAATTACTAGGGGCCATAATTATACTAGTTTTTGTGCTATTTTAATCTCGTCAGCACTTGCATAATCACTATCCCATTTGTCTAAATGTTTTTTCATAAACTTATTAAACAATGGTGGTATTAACGCAATAGTGAAAAGTGTAAAGTAACCAACACCAGTATTAGGAGCACCGACATCATCAAGTTCCCAGAAGTGTGTTTCACCTCTATCGTGGTGGTCTGCTTGACGACCAATTTCAATGAAGAACCAACTTGTGAATAATGTTGAGTTATCCCAGTTGTGTCGATAATCTATTGGTTGATTTTTTACTCTTATTAAACCGTAGTGTTCTAGGTAGTTCAATGCTTCTAACTCAAAGTTTGAGATAACCCACATTGTTGCTAATACAGCAACACCTGTCCAACCACCTGCCATAAAGAATAAACTTACTATAGGTACAGACATAAGATATCCTCTTATCCATCTGTTATCAAAACTGATAAAAGATTTACCTATTCTACTTAATCTTGCTTTCTCCATTTCAAAAAGAAACTTTGATTGACCAAGATAAGACAATAGATAATGTCCGTATATTGTACGACCACGAGGTGCAGTCGCTGGGTCATCTTCACTTGCAAGTTCTAAATGATGATTGTATACATGAGCATAGCAAAAATGTGCTGACCCACTTAACGCCATCATCCATCTACTTATTACAAATGACCCACCTTTTGTATGAGATAGTTCGTGTCCATATATGATACCGATACCTAAAAAGATACCAGCAGATAATGTTGTACCAACTAACTCCATGCCACCAACTCCGTTAAAGAGTTTGTAAGCGACAACTAATTGTAGGATTAAGAAAACAGGTAACATTAAATACATAACGCTGTTTTGCAACCACGCAATACCTAATGAGTCTCCATTTCCATCAACCCCAGCACCTTTAGTTTGGTATGTGATTAATGTATCTATTATTATTCCAACACCTAATAAAGCAACACCAGTCCACGCAAATAGACCACCTATGTGGATACCGTAAGCAGTAGTGATGATTAATATTGGTGCAATGAAATAACGAATATTTGTTAAGAGTTTTAACATAATATCCTCCGACTATTACTAGTCATTAATTGCATAGTGATAAGTCTTTTATCACTCTAATATTATTTATAACATAAAGAAGTTTCTATGTCAAGTATTTGATGTATATAATAAAATCTGAATATACTTATATTGTAATGTGGGCCAAAAAAAAGGCGACTTTTACATCGCCTTTCTTCATAAGATTGTCTACTATACAATCACTATTTGCAATTACGCAAGGTTAGTGATTTGTACTTTTCTGTAGTATCTGTTTGAGTTAGCAGCACCCGAACCGTTAACAACAGCATTATCACCAGAACCCGCTTCAGCAAAAGGATTTGCTTGTAAGCCGTATCTAGTTTTAAAACCGATTTTCGGTTGGAAAGTGTCTTGTCCAACTGCTCTAACCATTTGTAATGGCACATAAGGGCAATAGAACATACCAGCGTCATAAGGTGAAGTACCTTTGTAGCCAACAACATAAAATTGTTTGCTAGAGCCGTTCGCACTATATGGATCAATGTACACTTTGAATCTGCCGTTTAAGACACCAGCAAAAGTGTTCCCTGTATCGTCAACAGCTAAGTTGTTGTTCAATGCAGGTGTATAGTCTAAAACACCAGCCATCTGTAATGCACTAGCAACATCGGAAGAACAGATAATAACATTACCTTTTCCTCTTCTTGTTCTTTGTGCGATAGCGTTAGCGTCTCTTTCTAGTTGGAACATAAGTCCTTTAAATCTCTCTACAGACCATCTACCGTTTGAGTCAGTATCTAAATCAAAGATACCAGCAGCAGTTGTGTCAGTTTGAGCACCTTTTTCTGAATTTACATAGATAGTTCTAACAACTTCTCTGTTAATTTCAGCAAGGATTTCAGCAGAAAGAATATTCGCTAATTCAGACTCAGCGTCTAAACCGTGAATAGCTTTAAGGTCTTGTGCAAGTTCCATTGTATACTCAGCTTTAAGAGCTCTTGACTTAGCAGTTACCGTTGACTTCTCAATTGAGAATGCCATTTCAGCAAAACTATTATTAGCCGAGTCTCCTAATGCTTCTGCCGTAGCAGTAGTCATTCCACCTTCAGCAGTATATGCTCCAGGTGAAGAGTCGTTAAGTACAGC